AGGGTGTATACAAAAGGATAAACCTCAAGTGTTCAATGTATATTATATCATACATAGTCCTATATGTCAAGGGACCGATAGGTGTATAAAACGGGGTTTATGGCAGGGGTTTAAAATGGATTTTAAGCGGTCTAATAGCCGATTCTAAGGACTTTAAAAGTCAAGGTATACCATAAGCCCTCTAAAATAACAAAACCCCTTGAACGGCCATTCAAGGGGTTTAAATTCAATTTGCTGTAAAGCCTTGACTGTCAAGGCTTTAAAATAAAAAACCCCTATAGACTCAAAGCCTATAGGGGTTCAAGTTAAAAGGTTTATGCGGTTTTGGCTTTTTTCGGTTCGGCTGGAATTGTGCCCTTGACCGTATGAATTGAAACAGCTACGTCGGACAACCGATAAGACAGGTTGTCAATTTCATGCGCTTGCGTTTCCTTATACTGTTTCGGGTTATTCAAGGTTCGCTGTTCAAGGACTTCTGTTGCATGGTTCATAAAAGCCAAAATTTGGTCAATGGTTAACTTTTCCATTGATACCGATTTTGCTTCCGCTGTTGCTTTTTCCGCTGCTGTTTTCTTTACAACCGGACCCTTGTCGACCGGACTTTTTAAACCGACCGCTTTAAAGTCCTCTGCTGTTGCCGATTCATTTGCTTTCAAGTCCTTGCGGATTGCAGCTTTGATACTGGCAGGATTTGACAAGGTTTTGCCTTTTGTGGCCTTGTCGATAGCCGATTGATTAGTGAATAGCCAAATGGCATTTGAAACGTCTTGACTGTTCATAAGCGGAAAATAGGTTTTGACAAACTCCCCAAAGATACCGGAATTGAGGTTTGTCTTTTCACTTGCCAGATGTGATTTTGCTTGACTTGCGAACGCTCCAAAGTTCAACCAAGCCTGTTTGTCGGCTTTGATACGTTGTGTACCTTTTAAAGTATCATACGCCTTTTGAGCTTGAGTAAAGTCTTTTTTAGTCAAGCCTAAGTCCTTCAAAGCCCTTGTCAGTTGTGCGTTTGTTTCTGTTGCTGTTGCCATTGTCAATTCCTTTCTTGTGCCACATTGTGGTGGCTGTTGTCCGGTCTTAATTGACCGGACCTATAATGTAATACATTTCTGGTTGTATGTCAAGGGGTCCGGTCAAAATAAATGAAAATAAATGAAAATAAGTTCTGGACTGTTGTCCGACAATAGTCAAGCCCTTTACCTGTCAAGCCTTGACCGTTTTATAATATTATAAAACGGGAAGCGGATTGACCGCTTGACCGCTTGACCACTTCCGCATTAAAGAAATGTTCCTTGTGTTCCTTGTAAAGTTATTGCTTCTTTTAAAGTCTTCTTTTAATACTTCTTTTAAAGTCTTCTTTTAATAGGTCAATTACTTCCCTGTAAAACCGCTATTGACAAGGCTTTACAAGGATTTGGGAAGTACTTGTGTTTAGTGTTCCTTGTATTGTGCCAAATAAAAACAGCCCTAAGTATCTGTATTTGTTATATGTTCTTTGTGTTCTTAATAGAAGTATATTAATATAATAGAAGTATAACACAAACAGCGGGTTATTCATTTTTTATTTTATATGTAAAACCACAATAGACCGGACAGGGAACACAAGGCACAAGGAACACTGGACCGCTTGACCGCTTCCGCTTGACCGCTTCCGGTTAGCTGTTTGCTTGCTACCTGTCGGACTGTCAGCGGTCAGCGGTCAGCGGTCAGCCTGTTGCCTGTCAGCCTGTCAGCCTGTCAGCCTGTCAGCCTGTTGCCTGTTGCCTGTTGCCTGTTGCCTGTTGCCTGTTGCCTGTTGCCTGTTGCCTGTCAGGGTTGCAATTTTTTATCCGGACCATTCGATATTCAGAATGTTAAACAATGAGTTTAAGACTGTTGTCGATCAAGGTTTTAATCAATCTGGCAGGTTTTGCCGACTACCGGAAAAATGAATTGACCGACCGACCCCGGTGCCCCCTCAAGGCCCCCCACCCCCAAAAAGAAATATCCGCGAATCCAAAAACCATCCCACGATAATTTTTTCTGAAATTTCAAGTAAAAATCTTTAGACTGTTGTCTGCCAATAATCCCAAATTTCCTCACTTAATAGAAACCATTGGCACGATTCTTGCATAGGAGAACTTCCGCACCCTCGGAGTATTGACAAGCCCGATAATACTCTGCCCCTACCCGTACCCCATTTGGGAGTATTGTAGTCGCTGACAATAGCTTTCAGGGCTGTTGTCATTCATTTAAAGGCATGGTCAATACTCCAGACTACCGACCCCACCCACTCTAAGTATTGTCACAATACTCTCGATTTAAAGTATCGCTCTATGCAAGAATCGTGCCAAGTGTTTTAAAAATAGTTCTTGACATACACTACTTTATGTGATATAATGACTCCATATATGGAGTCATTAAACGAACCCAAATTGAGACTATTGTAGGACAATACTCCGATGGATTTTGACTTTTTAAACGACACAGCGGAAGTTGAGGATAAAGCGGGTCCCTTAATTCCAGACGTATTGGAAGAGGGACACGGACCGAATCTGACGAAGATGAACCAGATGACGCGCAAGAAGTTTACGCAGGGCGTGTTGAATGTTTATCAGCAGTTGGGCGGTGACGTATGGCTGTTGCAGCAAGCAGCTATTGATCCTAAAGGCTTCCTTGATATGATGAAGAAACTAATCCCTACCAATATGAACATTGACCAGATGGAGGGATTTAGCATCACATTGATTGACCGCTACGGAAACCGTGCGGAAATTAACCAAAATGGCGATTCACCCCGCGCAGTCGAACTTGGCCCCAAACCATCGCAAGACCGCGCAAATGAGCAGCCGGGGGAGGGACCTGATCTGGCTATCACGGAAACTTTCCCGGCTCCTCCTAACAGACTGTTGTCGGACAACAGTCCAGAAGGATTTGACTTTGAACTATAACGGAGGTAAAATAAAATGGAAGAAGTAACTTTTGGACAGTACGCTGTCCCCGTGATATTGACCGTTGTCCTGGGATTGATTTATAAGATGGTAACATCCATTCCTGATAAATGGAAAGCTTTGGTTGCCGTTATTTGTGGTATCGGGTTGGGTCTTATCGCAATACCTTATAACTCGTTACCATTCACCGTAGTCAATATCGTAGACCATACAATTTATGGTCTAATGACAGGAGCGTCTGCGGTTGGCTTGTGGGAATTATCGCGGACCGTAATTAAACCACGCACCGACGGAACACCACCGCCAACTACAAAAACCCCATAAGGAGGATAGATGACCGTTAGAAAAAGCATTTATCTAATTGTCGTAGCCTTTCTGCTTGTCTCGTTTGGTTGTATGCACAAAGAAGGTAGTCTGAAGCCGGTATCAGAAATGACACCGAAAGAAAAAGCAACCTTCTTTATGAGTGTATATAACTCGCAAGCGGAAGATTACAAGGCGATGATTGCCAAACCAAATCTGACAAATGACCAAAAACAGATACTTCGGGAGAAGAAAAAAGTTTTGACTCAGGTATATCCACTCATCAAATCATACACAACGTATGTAGACGCGGGGGCGATACCGACTCCTGAGGTTGAGGCATCCATCACAAATCTCATTAACGAACTTACAGCGACAGCCCTGATGAATCTGTAGGGCGAGTAAAGCTAAAGGAGGATTATAATTATGTCGGTACCTTTAGGAATAATTATTGCTTCTGCGTCAGAACTGGGGAAGCTTGCCTTGCAGTCGTATTTCCAATATGCGAGAATGTCAGGAATGACGCCTGAGCAAACCGAACAAACATACCAGTCCGAAAAGACTCGTTTCCAGGCAAATCATCCAGATACATTGGGAGATGTTCCACCCGATGAACCGGAAGAGGATTAACCATAAAGAATAAAGACTATTGTAGGACAATACTCTGATGGATCAAAGAATCGAAATAGCAAGAGAAGTTGCAATGTCTTACATCGGCACTTACTATAAGTGGGGTGGTGATGATCCTTCTGGATTTGACTGCTCTGGTTTTGTTATTGAAGTCCTCAAGTCAATTGGTGCTTTCCCGCGTAAAGGTGATTCAACTGCTGCCGGTCTATATCAACGGTACGCAAGAGTAAGTGGGCCTGATTTGGGAAATCTTGTCTTCTATGGTACAAGCAAGGTCACACACGTTGAATTTTGTCTCGGAAAGGAATTAGCTATTGGAGCATCTGGTGGTGGAAGTCGTTGCACCAATGACGCGATGGCTATTCAACTAAACGCTTACATCAAAATACGGCCAATTAAATCCAGAACTGGGATTATGGGCTATAGTGATCCTTTCCAAAGGTGGAGGAGAGATGACTGAAATCCAGATACCTTTCAACTTCTCACCGTATGATTATCAGATACCTCTCTACAACTGCATTCCTGATGGGTTCAAGAGAGGGTTTGCTATTATGCATCGACGCGCGGGGAAGGATAAAGTGTTTATGAATATCCTCGCGCGCGAGTGCGTCAAGCGCGTGGGTACCTATTTTTATATCCTGCCATACTATAAGCAGGCACGTTTGATTATATGGGAGGGGGTTGATAACGATGGTTTTAAATTTCGTGACCATATTCCACCTGCTATTGTTGCCCGTAAAGAGAATCAGCAGATGGTTCTGGAGTTGGTTAATGGTAGCGTTATACGTTTTCTCGGAAGTGATAATATTGATAGTATCGTTGGCACAAATCCTGTGGGGGTTCTGTTCTCGGAGTATCCACTCCATAAGCCACAGGCATGGCAATACCTCAGACCCATCTTAGCACAGAATGGCGGGTGGGCTTTATTCAATGGCACTCCTCGTGGTAAGAACCACGCTCACAAATTATATGTATTAGCGAAACAATCCCCCGACTGGTTCACGACAATGCAAACTGTCGAGGACACCTATAAACCTGATGGAACTCACGTTGTAACCCAAAAAGCAATCCAAGCTGAAAAAGACGCAGGTATGCCCCCTGAACTGGTAGAGCAAGAATTCTACTGTTCATTTCAGGCGGGTATGTCAGGCGCATATTATACAGACCAACTGAAGTGGTTGGATATACAAGACCCTCCCCGTATTACTGCTGTCCCTTATGATCCAAATCTACCAGTCGGGTGTGCATGGGATTTAGGGAGGAATGATGAAAATCCTATCTGGTTTTATCAACAGCATAGAGAAGAAGTACGCCTTATTGATTTCTACACAAACAGTCACAAAGATTTACCGCATTACGTCAATTATATCAATCGTACTGGGTATCACGTTACTGAGCATCTGCTCCCTTTCGATGTGAACGTGCATGAATACACAAACAACAGAAAACGCATCGACACCTTTCGGTCATTGAAGTTGAAGGGTTTGCGCGTAATGCCTAAGTTATCAAAGGAAGAGGGCAGAAATGCAGTACGTCAACTCTTACCAAGATGTTGGTTTGACGCAATTAAGACTGCGTTCGGAGTCGAATGTCTTCGCAACCATCATAAAGAGTTCGACGAGAAGACAGGCACATTCAGAGACAACCCTGCGAAAACAGAATGGATTCACGGTGCGGACGCCTTCAGGATGCTTGCTATTGGTTTACGGAACGCACCTACAAAAGACCAGAAGAATATGTTGAATCAAACCCACGCTATTGGGTTTAATCATGACCCGTTCAAAGCAAGCCATCAAAACCTAATGACGCAACATGAACGGCATGAACTTTACACTAATCCTAACAATTATGACCCCTTTCAAGGGGCAGGGAGGTAATTATGAGTGGAGGAGGAGGAGGAGGTAGTGGTGCTGGTATTGGTGGCTTTGGTGGTGGTCTTGGCTTTGATGGTAGCGGTGTTGGTATTAGTTCTGACGTTGGTGATCAGGGCGGGCCTACCAATGGTGGGCGTCATCCAGAACAGGCAAGCCCAAAAAAGAAGGCAGCTAAACCAAAGGGTCCAACAGAAGCTGAAAAGAAAAAGAAAAAGAAAGAGGAGGAGGAAGCAAAAAAGAAAGAACAGGATCGTAAAAATCGCTCTCTTCTTACTGGCTACACCAGTCCAAACATTAATCGTCGGAGACTGTTCCGCACTGAGGATGGCGGGACTATCGGTGATGACACAAGCACACAGTTAACTTAGACTGTTGTCCGACAACACTCTGGAGAATCATGATGTTAAACATAATGAAATATCAACATGATAAATTGGTCGCCCTGCTGAATGGTCGCTACGAGATTCTCAAAGGAAGGCGTGGAACGTGGGAGACCCATTGGCAGGAAATCGCAGACCTGATGCATCCATTTGATGATAACTTCGTTACGCATGATTCTCCTGGCTCTGAGAAGATGACATATGTCTTCGATTCCACGCCTATCCATGCGAATCAGTTACTTGCAGCAGGTTTGTTCTCGATGCTGACTAATCCTGCTCAACGATGGTTTGAACTTCGCATGATGGAAGAGTGGCTGAACCACATACGGGAAGTGCAGGAGTGGCTTGACAGTACTTCTCGTATCATGTACTTTGAGATTAACAAGCCAGTGTCACATTTCAATACGGCCATGCACGAGGTTTACCTTGAATATGGGGCGTATGGAAATGGCTTGGTGTTTGTCAACGAAACACTTGACCGTAACAATTTGAAGTTTCAGGCGTTGCCATTGTCTGAGTCGTATCTGTGCGAGGGCGCGGACGGCATAATGGATGCCATGTTCCGTAGGTACCCTCGCACGGTGCGACAACTTGTTCAGAAGTTTGGTGTGAATAATATGTCTGACGCAGTTAAGCGTAAAGTGGACAGTAAAAAGATCGACGAAATGACTTTCTGTTTACACATTGTTGTCCCTGCGTCTGATTATGGTGTGAAATCACCAGTCCCCTATCTGTCTGCGTATCTTGACATACAGAACAAACACGTTATGAATATTCGCGGATACCACGAACTCCCATTCATGGCCCCACGGTTTTACAAAAACCCTTGGGAAATGTATGGAAGAGGTCCCGGTACCACCGCTTTACCCGATGTGAAAATGCTTCAAGAGGTTATGCGTACAACAATCAGGGCAGCTCAAAAAGCAACAGACCCCCCTCTGCAAGCACCTGATGACGGCTTCTTGAATCCAATTCGCACTACTCCTGGTGGAGTCAATTTCTATCGGTCAGGAAGTACAGACCGAATTGAACCCATAGACTTTGGCTCTAATCCAGGGGTCGGGTATGATGTTGTAAATGACTTACGCGCGCGCATACGAGAAATCTTTTTTATTGACCAACTGCAACTTCGCGAAGGCCCACAGATGACAGCGACCGAAGTGCTACAGCGCACGGAGGAAAAACTGCGTCTGATGGGTCCGCTTATGGGTAGGCTTCAAACGGAACTTCTCGGGCCGATGTTGGGCAGAGTTTTCGGCATACTAAGTCGTCAGGGTAAAATACCCCCGATGCCTGAGGTGATGCAAAACCAAGGTATTAGACCTGTTTATACTTCGCCAGTAGCCCGAGCGCAGGAGCAGGTTGAAGCTAACGGACTGATGCGTTCTCTCCAGATACTTACCCCCTTTCTGGAGATGGACCCCGAAGTCACAGACCGATTCGACGGTGATGAAATCGCCAAAGGTGTGTTCGAAATGTTCAGCGTCCGCCCGAAATTTCTCCGGACAGATGAAGCAACCCAAGCACGAAGAGATGCAAGGAAGCAGTCTGAAGCACAAGCACAACAGGCGAAGAATGTGCAGAGTGCAGGTCAAGGTTTTGAAGCCATTACTCGTGCAGGCGTTAACCTTAAAGAGATTGAAAGTGGAGAAGAATAAAGAGCGATTAATATGGCCGGTGAGGTAATTCAATTAAATGATCGGTTTTACGCGACTTGTGAGTGTGGCTCACAGGATTGGAAGATAATGGTTGACGGTCCGGCCCATCATTGGACTAATATTACAGGTACTAAGTGTTCTGAATGTGGAGGAATAATAGAGTGGATTCGAGCAGAAAAAGTGGTGAAGAGTAATGGCGACGACAGAAGACTATAATATGGTTTTTAATATATCGGATGCAGGGCGAGAAGTGCTTAAAGATATGATGTTAGCACATCATTTCTACAGTTCGTCATTCAGTCCTGATCCTTATACGATGGCTAAGAATGAAGGTGAGCGAAATGTGGTCCTTCGAATATTAACGATGTTAGATGAACATGAAAAGGAGGTAAAAGTAGATGGTAAAATTTCTGATGGATAATGTGGTACCTTTCTTGGGTAATGCCACACCATTCAAGTTTCATGCTATCATAGGTGATGAAGGCGGTGGTGGCGGTGGCGGTGACGCAGGTGATGCCGGTGATGGTGATGCCGGGGACGCAGGTGATGCCGGGGACGCAGGTGATGCCGGGGCCGGTGATGGTGATGGCGGAGGTACAGGCGACACGCATTGGATGGAGGGTCTTGAAGGTTTGGATTTTAACGACCGGGATGCGGGTGTACTGAAACGATTTAGTGATGTGGGTGCTTTAGCAAAAGGCTACCTTAATGCTTTTAATCTGGTAGGGCGAGATAAAATCCCCATGCCACAAACTGAAGAAGAGTGGAATGAAGTCTATGACCGACTTGGTAGGCCAAAAGAAGCCGGTGAGTACAATCTTACCGTCGGAGACGACCTTCCTCAAGAATTTAAAGAAGCGATGGCGAAGAACATGGGTTGGTTTCAAGATACAGCTCATCGACTCGGACTTAATGCGGAGCAAGCGGGAAAGCTGTACACAGAGTATGCCGGCTTTGTGCACGAGCAAGCGACGCTCCAGAATGAAACAGTTACTCAAGAAATGGACGCAGCCCGAGAAGAGTTGAAAGGAGAATTGGGTGAAGCGTATGAAGGAAAGATGACTCTCGCAAATCGAGCTATTGAAGAACTCGGTGGAGAAGATTTAATTAGCCTGTTTGAACGGTCGGGAATGGGGAGAAATCCTACGGTCGTTAAGGCTTTTATCAAGATGGGAGAAATGATGGGCGAAGATGTTGGACTCGATACTGAAGGACACGCCACTGAAACTTTCGACCAACTTGACGAACAAATTGCAGCTATTCAAGCAAATACGGCTTACTTGGATGAAAAAGCACCGGAGCATAAAGTTCTCGTCGAAAAGATGCAGAAGTTAATGCAACGACGCCATCCAGAGCCGAAAACAGCACCGGGAACAATTAGATTATTCTAACCCACCTGTCAATCATGGAGCCTTCGGGAGCAACTCCAACCTAAGCGAAGTTTAATCTTAACAGTAAAGGAGGGACAATGTCTCAATATATTACCACAGCCTTCGTGCAACAGTACAAGGCCAATGTGGATTTGCTCTCACAGCAGATGGGTTCCCGACTGAGAGGATGCGTTCGCGTAGAGTCTCAGGAGGGCGAGTATGCGTGGTACGAGCAAATTGCTGCCACCGCTGCTGCACAAAAAACGGGGCGTCATGCCGACACGGATGACGCATTTGTCGATACCGGCCACGAGTCTGTTCGTGTCGGTATTGTTGACTATGCATGGGTGGATTACATCGACCGCGAGGATCGGGTCCGTATGCTGATTGACCCCACTTCCCCTTACGCTCGTAACGCTGCTGCTGCCTTCGGACGGAGTATGGATTCAGTCATGCTCGTCGCTGCACTCGGAAATGCCGACCGTGCAGCCAACGTCACCAAGGATAATGTCGCGGCTGTTGCGCTGCCGGCGGGTCAGAAAATCGCTGCCGGTGCTGCCGGACTCACCGTCGATAAACTCATCGAAGCCAAAGGAAAATTTTGGGCTGCCGATGTTGCCGATGAGATTCCGAAGTACATCGCAGTTACCGGAACGCAGTTGGAAGACCTACTCAAGACCACGGAGGTCACGAGTGCCGATTACAATACCGTCAAGGCTCTTGTCCGTGGCGAAATTGATACCTTCATGGGTTTCACTTTCAAAAGGACCGAACTGGTTAACCTGAATGTGACGACCCGCGAGTGTGTTGCGTGGGCACAGGATGGTATCCTTTTGGCCCTTGGCATTGACATTAACGCCCGAATTGGGGAACGTCCTGACAAGCAGTATCTGACTCAGGTATTCACCCAAATGACCATCGGGGCAACCCGAATGGAAGAAGTCAAGGTGGTTCAGGTTGACTGCACCGAGACTTAAACCTTAACTGGGCTGGCGGAGTGTTGTCTGACAACACTCCGCCAGACAACCCGAGGAGTGAACATGACTAAGAAAGACGAGTTAGAATTCGATTTCACTGAAAAAGGTGAGTTAGGAAAAGAGGGTCCTAAGTTTGAGCAGTTCTCATCTAATGTACTCTCTGCGCGTAACCTTGCAATTTTCAATCCTTGCGATCTTCATGGAACTTTGAAGATTTTATCATTCAAAATTAAAGCTGACAAAGATTATGCACAAGACACAACTTTCGCTTTGTGTAAGATACCGCAGAGTCAAGTCAGAATCTTAGGGGCCTTAAGCCGGATCAAGTTTAACCTGTCCTGTGACAAAGCCGTACTCGGTTGGCCGAAATTCAAAAAGCGGAACCAACAGATGATCGAAGCGGACTTCAAAGGATTTGGTGAAGTGAGCGAAATGAAGGGGGAAACGTCTTTTCTGGAACATCTGCCAGGACAAACTATCACTGTTGATAGTCTTGAAGGTGTCTTCGTGGTGTGTACTGTATTTAGTGACGGAAAGAAAGGCGATTCCATCGAAGGGTACTTCGTCTACGTTAAACAATAGGTGATATGATGGCGTCAGAAATAGAAATCGTAAACAGGGCATTGATTAAACTCGGTGAGAAGACAATCCTGTCTCTTGACGATGATAAGAAATCTGCCCGTATAATGAAATCCTTATACGCGCCTACACGCGATTACGTTACGCGAAGTCATCCGTGGAATTTCGCGATTAAACGTATTGAATTGGCACGTAATATCGCTGATCCTGTATTCGGGTATCAGTACTCCTATAAACTTCCAAGTGATTGTCTTCGGGTTCTCATTCCGAACAGGGAGATTTGGGTGTATGGTATTGAAGGTCGTAATATGAACACGGACTATGGAGACGCCTTCATCAAGTACATCGCTCGAATAT